TTAATGACTGCTTGTTTGTGTTCCATTGCTTTTATTTTCTTTGTCAATATTTGCAAAGATTGACTTTGCCGCTGCAATGTTTCCTCTGCCTGTTTCAATGAGCTTTTGGCATTGGTCAAGTTCTGCTGTGTTGTTTGCAGTTGACTTCTGCAATCTTGTAACTGATTCTGTAGCTCGATCAATATCTGCTGTTGCTCGGTCGAGTTGCTCTTGAGAACGTTCAATCGCGCTTGCAGCGTTTCCAATATCGTCTCTTGCTCGTTGATTATCTCTTTCAGCTGATTGTACTGTGTCAATGATATTGTTATTTTCTGCGCTGGCTGCATCGTCGTAGTGTCGGCACACCAGCCATGCCCCGGCAATAGCCAAAATGAAACACAACACGCCAGCAATAAGAATAGTTTTATTTTTCTGAACAATCGTTTCAGCCTCCTCTTTTGACGGCAGATACAAAAGGATCACCTCCTATTAATCGGATAATAATCGTTGAGCGCGATAGAAGTTGGCTTTTCCCCGAAGGATATCGCCGCCTGTGTATGGGGCATCTCCTTCTTTCAACACGTATAAATCCCATCGCTCACAATCCGCATCAGGTCCGTACGGTTCATGCAGGTACAGACCATCTTTATTATCGGCAGCTTCAGCATGTGTCATAACCCTTTGGAGATCAATCGTCAAATCCAACACATCGGCTAATACACAAATGACCTGTGCCATAGATTCAATCTGTGCGTCTGTTGGCGGTTCGGGCCCTAAATCGGCATGGGAGCCTAAAAAGCTATTGTAGGCGCACGCCATAGCAATTCCTATTGCCCCGGTATTACGATGCCAGGTATGAGCTTTTAGTTCAGACATATTGTCCGTTGAGACATATAGCGAACCATCCGCATCAATGGAGATATGATAATCGTCAAAATGTTGGACATAATGTCCGCCCGTCCAGTGGCAGTATAGTTTTACATCCCGGTCCATACTCTTGGCCGCACTCCACAATCCGTCATAGGACTGTCTGGCTAATTGTTTTAATTCACTTAGTGTTATCGGTCTCATGACTTACTCCTGATCTACAATAATCCAATCATGACTTAACAAGTCACTCTGACTGGCTAGCCAACCGACTTGTATGCCTTGTGTTCCTACAAATGCAATGGCTTGATTTCCCATTGTTTCGTGTTTAGCATTGACTATTTCACCTTGATGATTTTTATAACTAATGCTATCAATAATCTCTATATGTTGATTTTTTCCATTCCATCCTTCACGAGCAACTTTATGCCCTGTTTTCATTGCATTGGTCCTATGTCAAGTTTGAGTACAAGTTAAATTGAGGTTTTTATCAATCAGTTATCCAGCAATCAAAGCTGCCTTTTTCTTGTAGTTTGCATATAATTTCTCATAGTCATTTGGTGACATATAGTTACAGTGACTGTGAATTCGAACGGTATTATAAAACGTGTTAATGTATTCAAACACCAGCATATAGGCTTGTTGATAATTTTCAATCTTAAATCGATTCAGCCATTCTCGCTTAATCAAGGCGTGGAATGATTCTATGCAGGCATTATCCCATGGATAGCCTTTCTTCGAATAGCTGCGGCACATCTGTGCGGTTTCCTTGATATAGGATTGCGAAAGATATTGACAACCGCGGTCAGTGTGAATTACTACCAGACGGCCTGGATTCCTGGTTTGCTTTGCCGTTTGAAGCATCCTAATAATGCCAGATGCATCCAACTTCCGGGATAAATTCCAGGCAATGATTTTTCGAGAAAATAAATCCATGATACTGGCCAAATACACAAATCCTTCAGTGGTCCAAATATAAGTAATATCGCTGCACCAGATCGTATCTGGTCTTGGCGGATTAAATTGTTCTTGCAGAATATTAACTAATATGGCATCAAAACAACTGCTCTGGGTCGTAACGGTATAATGCTTGACCCAACAAGCACGAATCCCCATCTGCCGCATGTAAAGGCCCACTGTCCTTTCGGAAATACATTCACCTTTCTGTTGAAGCAATTTAGTAATTTTGGGTGCTCCATAGATTTGCTTTGAATCTTCGTAAATGGTTTGAATCTGTTTTTTTACCTCCTTACGGTGCGTAGCTTGTTTGGATAATTTGCGATGACTCCATCCATAGTAACCTGATGTAGAAACGCCCAATTCTGCCAGCACTCCAGATACCGAAAAATGGCGTTTCCCCTGATGGGCTTTTTCGGCTTCCTGTTTGACGCTATGGTAAATGGCGGGGATTATTTGTCTAGAATGCTGATAGCTTTTTTTAAGACATTGATGGCATCCTTGGCATCTCGTAATTCACGTTTCAAACGAGCGATTTCCTTGGCTTTATCAGATGCATAGTTTCCGGATCCGCGATATGGCATTTCCCCATTATCCCGTAATTGCTTTTGCCATCGTGACAGTGTCTGTTGGGAAATTCCTAAATTATGGGCACACCCAATCAGTCCTAAGTCACGATGATCATGGTAATATTGGACAGCATCCATTTTAAATTGTTTGTCGAACTTCGTCATACTAAGGCCCCCTATATATACTTTTATTGTATCACTTTATGGAAAACCTCAGTTTGACTTGTCCTATTTATATGCTAGCATCACATCAAGTGCTTGGCTAAACGTCATTTTAGAGTTTAATTCATGGTATGCTTTTTCAAAAACCATTTTAGGGCTCCAACTGATATATCCGTCTGGGTATGTTACTTTATAACCATCTTCACCTAAATGATGATTCCCCATTTCTTTCCATGCCTTGCAGTATTCAGCTTTTACAACTTTAGTTCCAATATATGTTTTCATTTTTTCTCCTCCGATCTTAAGGGCATAGCTCCGACTGGCGAGTTATAACGTGAATCCATGCCATACTTTGTCCAAGCTGCTTTTGCCAGGCCTACGATACCGGCCAAGCCGCCGGCCACGGCAGAGACGCCGGACCAGCAACTCATGAGTTCAAATTTTGTCCCGTGTAAGGCATTGGACCAATACCCATACAGCCAGCTACATAAAATCAGGCAAAGAAAAATCATCATGATGACGGACAACATGATGACTAAAGCTAGCCAATTTTTCTCTGCCCAATGTCCAAATTGGACAATCTTTTTCATAGCATCCCTCCTAATTCCGAAAATAATCAACAATAAATGATATGACTCCGCCGATAATGCCGGCGATGACATACATTGAATTGATACGATGATGAGCTGAACGGCCACGCTGATCTGCAATGATTGCCAGTTCTTTTGTAGCCTGGAATTGTTCCTGCAGCTTATGCACGGAATCCAGGGCTTCATTTAGTTGCGCTTCCAGCCGTGCCATCCGTTCGAGAACTTCCGTTTGAAAATCGCGTTCACTCATACAATCCCCTTTATAGTTTCATTATATAAGCCAGAGCGTAGAAAGGTGGTATGGTAGGTAATTCTACACTGGAAGCGAAGGCTAAACGAGCATGACCACTGTTGATATTTACATCATTTTCTTTCATGATTGCCCTCCTATGTAAATGCAATAGTAACATTATTTAAATATAAACCAACTGTATCATTATTAATACTGTTCGGATACGCTACCTTATCATCATTGTTAAAAATACTAATATTAATAATATTTCCACTCCATCTGTCAACAGTATCAGTGGTGCCTGTTATAAAATGATTATATGTAGTAGCATCTCCTGCTATATAATTATCATTCTGCCTACATCGATACTCCCCTTGTGCTACTATTGTTTTTACGTCATCTCCTATTAGTTTGGGAAGTACTATACTAAATTGTATCCGTGTGTTACTTGATGTAAGGAATGCCGCAGGGATAAGTGCGGGTAAGTTAAAACTATCCCCTGCATGAAAGTACAAAGCAGAATCAGTTTGGGTTTTTATATCATTTATATCATCTTTGGTAGCATTTTTCCGTACTACAAACGTTGCGTTGCCATCTATAATTTCTGTCATTTATATCCCCTCCATAACATACGTAATAAACCACCGTATACGATTTGGGCTGTACGGTATTTGAAGCACCATAAATATTATTAGATTTAGAGGCATCAAAATCATAAGTTACTGACTTATATGTCCCTGCTCCTTGCGAATTAGGCCCACTACTTGTATCCCCTGTTTGTGTCGAAAAGGCACCACTAACGCCAATCTGGTCACTGTAAGTGTATATTTTTCTGAAATTGCCTGTGATATTCGGCAATCCAGCATTTTTACTAGTTCCTGCAGATGTACTACCCTCTAAGAAACGGCCATCATTTAATGTCGGTGTTTTCCCATCTGTAAATATATTAGCTAACATAGGATACTTAGTCTTATCAAAAGATGACCCGTCGCATGGTAACAGGTATTCGTAGCTTTTTGGAGTAGTAGTTTTAGCAATAATGTCACCGACTTCATAGCGGCAACGAGTATCTCTTACCCTCCAATGTACATTCCCGTCGGCCATATCAGCTATTGCCCCCCCGTAGAGGACACGCTACTGAAATCCGGTTCTTTATCTCCAGTGGTTCCAGCCGTAATACATTCCAAATAGGCCCATGAGGGCAGGTTTTTGCTGTACGCAATATCACCTACTTCATAGGCTTTATTACGCTGTAACGTCGTGATTCCATTTATTATTGTCAAATCTGTTGATGTAATAGTGATTGCCCTTACTTTCTCAATGATTGCATCTGTGCTATTTACGCTCTCCGCAGTCACTTTTTTCGTGTTTACACTTTGCCACTTTTTGCTTTCTGTTCCCAACTGCCCTTCTCCATCGGCTCTGGGCACAATATTACGTGTTGCCATTTTCTATTCCTCCTTTGGTTCTAAATCGCCATTACCATCAGTTCCCATTCTGCAGAGTAAGCCGGCGATTCGCTTGGCATCAGGCTTCCATTTATATCTATTTCAAAAAATGTCTGGACGGTTCCGGTTGTTGCTAATTTTTCATTGATTTCCGTCTTCGTATAGAAATCATCTGAAGATAAATACGTTGCTGTTCCACCCGTTGTTGTCGTTACGTTAATCGCCGGCACTGATGCATAGGTTTGCCCGTTTATTTTTATATCTTCTGCCATAGCTTTTATTTAATAGTCAATATTTTGGAAGTGGAGTCTTGTGTAATTTTGGCTGTTGTCAATGTCCCTGTAATCTTGGCTCCGTTTACATAAGCCGTACTGCCGCTTAATATGGTCCCTGATGTACCGGTAGCATCAGATGTATCTACGACGCTTGTTTTGCCTGATACTCCCAATATAGTAGATCCTGCTTTAATATTTTCACTTACCAGTTTGGCCTGTTCGGTTTCGCTGAGCTGTACAGTGCCTTTTCCATCATGATACCCGGCAGCCACTGTATAAATCCCGTCTTTTTTGTTTATTTCCCCCGCAATTGCACCATTATTAGGCATACTGCCAGTAGACTGCCCTGCATTTAAAAAGGCTGTCTTTCCCTGCAGAATATCGCTGGCGGTGGCTGTTGCTCCCGTTGTTTCATAATAATTTGCATTCCCTGTTCCGCTCGATAATGGTATGGATACCTGCGGTACACTTTCATACGTTACATTGTTGATTTTTACTGTTTTAGCCATATTTCCTCCTATTCTACGGTCATAGTCCCGTTGTACGTAATCTTCCCGTAATTACTTGGTATCGGCGTTACTGTTGTTCCCGTCCACCCGCCCGCTGGGACGGTAACCCCTTTGGCATGATGTCTCCATTGCTGTCCAGTTCCCAGCGTGACGAATATGTTGGACTGGTTGCAGGCATTAATCCGCCCGTTTCATCGATTTCAAAGTAATTTTCCCCATCTAATGTTACTTTGACCCAGTACGGTGACGACTGTGGATTTTCTCCTGTTATAGACTTACCAATACAGCGATAACTGTTTCCATCCTCGTAGGCAACAACAGCAGGATAATCATATGTTTTTGATACATCCCAGGCAGGTGCGGAAGCTGCATAAGCTGTACTGGAATAAGCAGCGGCTTCTGCTGCCCAGTTGGCTGCTGTAGCCGCTTCCTGTTTCGCCTGATCTGCATTTGTTTCTGCTGCGTTTTCATACTGTTCAGCCAACTTTGCTTCATCCGCTGCTTTGTAAGCATATGTCAGGGCCAGGGCTGCCTGCTTTGCTGATTCCTGGGCGCTGATTGGTGCTAAATTGGCACGGTAAATTGTTTCCTGCAACATCATGATTATCCAGTCCATGCTTTTTTCAATCAGTGAAAACGGCAGTTTGTCTGGTAAATCGACATTGTTTTGCAGTGGTGTTTCCCGTGATAAGCGGATACTCATATCAGCGGTAAGCGGATCTCCCTGAACTGGGTATATATAGGTGTTTTCTACCGTGTCATATCGGTAATTACTTACAATCTCCGTTTCCATTCCCATTTCATCGACGAGATAACCATGTATATCCCCACTCGTCCGATAAGGGTAGGGAAAGGAAAATGCCGTTTGTTTGCCATCGCCACGGTACACAATTGTTACTTCTGTGGCCTGGATCATTTTTTAGCCTCCTTTTCTTTCTTCCTCTCTTCCCGCTGACGTTCTTTCAATGTCTTATACCTCCTGTCAAAAATGATGGAATTAAGCAGTGTGCTGACGCTCCGGTCTGTATCGACCATGCTGAACCGCATCAGCGCCCAGAATCCGTCTGTCAACGTGTCGCTGAATCCATAGTACCGGTTCACTGCCCGGCTGGTACTGCGCCCTACATCAGTCCAGTCCTTATTAGGCGAAAAGCCGGCCTGGAGTGCTTTTATGGCTTCTTCACCCATGGATAAGCCCAATAGGTTACTGTTTTGGAACGACGGCAGGCCCAGCATGACATACATGGCGTCTTCCAGTGTATCCCGGACAACGGGTATCCCCTGTGCCGTGTTGGAAACCAATTTGATGCCCATCTTCTTCAGAATTTTTTCTGGATCATCATCTCCGGCTACGGCTTCACGATATACCGTTTCAAATACCGTTGGCAGTATCACCCACCATAGCATTGCATTGAAAAGGGCTATTCTGTTGCCTTTCTTCCATTGATACCCGCCCTTAATCATGGCGTTCAACACCGTATTACTATACGAATAGAACGGGGCTAATTGCGCAATTATGTCATTCTGCCGCATCATGGCCGGCTGATCTTTTACCCGGCCACTGCCGAATATATCCCGAACAGCCTTATCGGCTGCCAGTACGGCCTGGTCTTTAATAATTCCTGGGTCCGTTTTTTGTGCCTGAACCTGTTCTCTCAGTGATTGATTATAGGCGTATCGCCATAGTGCCATGCTGCACATCAAGTCTGTTTCTGTGATGAACCAGTAGCCGTATCGGCCAATACTGTCCCGTTTCTGCTGCAGTTTTACGGATAACCGGGAACTGCCTTTTTGTACCTGGAATGCCATTCCCTGTTGCAGGTCCCGGTCAATCGTATTGATCCGATCTGCCATCATGGGGCTGTTTTGCATGACAAACTGCCGGTTCTGGTGATATATTTTGGTTCCGCCTCCCAGGATACCGGCTCCGAACTCTCCTAGTGCCCGTATGGTATTGATAGCCCCAATCCGGTTCATCATTGGGAATATATTCAAGGCGTTGAGTACGGCTGTACTGGTTCTGAAAGCCATAACAGCATAAGACGTCTTCCTGCGCAATCGTTCCAGCGTTCTGGACAGGGCTGTCATCTTCTGTACGTCCGTTTTCCAGCAGTCCTTCGTCCATTGTTTGATCGCATCGTACGTATGCATTCCGTAATTTTCCTGGATGATTTTCTGGATGTCTGGATGGGATATGATTTTATATACGTCTGTTACCGCTTCCCGCATACAAATATGATGAATAGCTTCATTGATGGCTGCCGGCCATACATCTAGTGACAGGTCCAGGCCCATTCCTTGTACTGTTTTTGCTCGTTTCTTTGTGCTTCCCATCCCGATTGCCATTGTCGATGATCCAGATAATTGTGTTTTTACAATATCATCCATCTCATGTTCGCTGGCTTTGACTGATAATTTCGGATCATATCGGATAGGATAATACCCGCCGCTGATTTTCCTGCCATTGATCGTGAAGGGCATCGGCTGTACCTGCCCCAAACCTACGCCGTAGAGCCGTTCCTGCACGGCGTTTCGTTCCGGCCAATATTGTTTCAGTGAATCCCAAACAGCTTCCAGGAAGTCCAGGTCTTTTTTAGTCAGTGCTCTTGTAAACAAGTCTTCCATATCCGCTTCATTGACATGGTGATAATCCATGATACGCTGGCGACCTTCTTTATTTCCCCAATTCAGTGCCATGGCCAATATCTGTTCATGAGTGAAATTCGTTGTTGCTCCTACTGCCCAGGCTTTATCATTCCGTATATGCTGCCATTCTTTCGGACTGTATATGTGGCATATTTTGGCAAACGTCCTGACAGCTTCCTGCTGCATAGTGATTTCTTTCCGGTCTGCCCGGTCAATGGGATTCCATATATACTGCATCCATTTCGGTCCCATATCTTCCAGGATGACTTCTATCTTCGTCAGAGACAAGATGGCGTCCGATGCTTTTTCCTTCAGTCTGCCTTTCCGGTTCTGATTATTCAGTGTCTGTTGCGGGTTCCAGGCAAGGTCCTGTTTCATGGATTGGGATAACTGTTCTACGGCGTCCGGAATACTGACCTGTTTGCCCTCTTCGTCTAAGATGGTCGTTGCTTCATACTCCCGTCTGCCTGATTTATACAGGGCCGTAATAGCCTGATCGATATCACGGAATTGAGCCAGTGACAGATCCTGATACTTCATGCGTTCTTTTCCATCCACGATATTACGAATCCATGGAGCTACAATGCTGCTTTCATTGGGCTTATCTATTTTCCCGTTTGAGTCTTCAGCCAAACAGTAATCTGGCGACAAATCCCGATAGATGTAATTCCAGTCCAACCCGATAATTTTCCCGTCCTGCGTCGGAGGCCGGCCGTCCCGGTCAGTGATTCCCAGATTATATGCCAGATGCTGCAGGAAATACCGGGAATGCATGCCCATGCGTACCGGATTTTTCGCCCGGCTGATCCGGTTCAGTATCCCTTTTATGCCATAGCGTTCATCGCCCTGGTTGTCGAGTGTCCCTTTCTGACCTTCCAGCGCTTTCCGGACGTATTCTTCATTGTCTTTGGCCGCTCTGGCCATGCAGTAGAATTTTTGGGCATTTCCTTTTTCCAGCAATGCCTGTTCAAAGTTCCCGGCACTCATGTGCTGATCTGCCAGATGAGATGCTGCTTTGGCCTTGATTTCAAAGTGCCTCCACGTTGTCGCTTCTGATACCTTCATATCTTCCAGTTCCTGTCTGGATAATTCCAGCATTTTTACATACGAGGCTGACGGCATGTCCCGTACCTGATTCAATCCATGGATGACTTCACGTAGTGCTTTCTTCAGGCTTTTTATCTGGGTTTCATTTTCTTCTTTGGTAAGTTTATCCTTTTTCCGCTCGGCTGCCAGTGATTTCTTCAGTTCCCGTATTTCTTCATTCCGGCTCAGCAGAATATTGTCCATACGCCCTTTAGCTACACGGGCTTTATCCTCCTGGTCTGCAATGCCCATTATCTGACGGAGTTGGGCTCTGACTTCTTCGTCACTACCTTTTATACGGCCTAATTCCTGCATTGCTCGTACACACTCTGCGATGTATGCATTGATTTTTCGCTGCATTGCCGCCCGTTCCAGATCATTCAGCCGTGCCTGGCCATTTGTCGATGCCAGTTGTTTATCTGCTTCTTTGCAGATATCTTCATAGGTCGGCATCATGTCATCATACAGTTTTTTTCGTTCTTCCATGTATGTGGCAGAACGTTCTTCCAGTGTTCCTCCCGCATCATGCAGAGCCTGACGGAAAGCGGCTTCGTTTTTGTACCCATTCTTTTCCAGGATGATGCTACGGGATTCCGGCATGTGATTATATATATTTTCTATACGGTAGATTTCATTTTCATCACAAACCTGTTTTTCATAGTCCAGGCGTTCTTTTTTCAATGACTCTTCTCTCAGAGTTTTCCAGTTATTTTGTTCAGAGGCAATGAATTCCTGCAACAGTCGTTCCTTACTGCGTTCTTTGACTTCTTCACTCCATTTGCGGATCATTTCGCCTTCCGGCCCCGTGAGATCCCCGGAAAATCCTTTGCGGTCCCAGGCATTCAGTTCTCTTGTTTTGGCCCAGAGTTCGATATCTTTGTCTGTTGCCAGCATTCGGTTCATGACACGTTTTACGTCTGCCGGTGGTTCTTTGCCCAGGTTTTTCAGATCCTGATAGATTCCTATCAACCATTTCTTGAACCGGCGGAAGATCCCGGTCAGCTCCTTTGTCGGGGCTTTTCCTTCTGCTATATATCGTTCAAACCCACGGGCAAACCGTTCCTGCATCCATCGTTCTTCGGCAGCTTTAATGGCGACGTCATCGCCGCTCTTACGGGCATTTTCAATGGCTTCTGCGTGTCCGGCAAATTCTTTTTCCAGTTTTGTTCCTTTATAATCATCCAGCCTTTCCGGCGCATACCCGGCCCAGTCCCGGATTGTCTGCAGGTCGGTGATCAGTTGAACAGGAGCACCGTCTTTCTGTGCCATCGCTTCCATCTCTGACAGCCACATATGCGCTGCTTCATGGACAAAGGATGACTGATCAGCCGCATCAAAGAGGTGAATAGCACCGGTATGGGAGTCATAGGCTGCCTGGAGCTGACCTTGTCGATAAGCTTGATTATCATGCCCTGCCTGCTTGTATTTTTCGTTGACATTGGATAACTCTTTTTGTATACTTGAAAGTGAAATAGCGGTTTTATTCTGACTAGAAGGGCCCTGCGCGTTATGTGAAAGGATTCTAGCTGAATGTTCCGCTATTTTTGTTTTTATAATATTTTCAATAGATTCTGCTTTTCCCGGGAATCCTGTTTTAAACCATGTGGTCCCTTTATCGTCAATTTCGAGAACGACATAATAATCTCCAAGTTTCCCTTTTACATGAGTTAGTACGGGAATCCCTGAAAAAACGGCGGTGTCTTTTTTGTTGGATATAGCTGCGTTTTGCAACGTACCGATATGCGCGTCAATGTCATCCAATTGCCCGGCATTTAAAACGTGTCCATGGTGTGGTGTTGTGGCATGCACTACTTGGGCTTCTGCATAAATGACACCAGAATTACCTATAAACATTAGCTTGTTTGCCGGTTTTCCTTTTTGTCTCCTATCGTTGATCTTTTTGATAAATTCGTCAAATGTGTTTGTCCCTGATTTTCGTACATTATACATAGCTTGTCCAAATTGGCCCGCTTGCTGATTCATAACGATAGGATGAGCCTTGGCAAAGTCCTGTGCTGTGTAGGCCGTGTCTCCGTATTCATGACGTATATCTGCCCAGCGTTCTGCCATACGGGCATAGATATACGCGTTTTCTCTTGCCGCCTTTGAGGCTTTCTGCCCGGCAGTAGATAATGTTTGCGCTGTCTGTTTATATACGGCTGCCCCTTCTTTCGTCTGGAAGGATTTACGGAGCGCATAATCTCCCTGTGCGAGCTCATGGAATGTCTGTTCCATATCCCGCAGCCTTTCATACCGTCTCAGCAGCTCTCCCGTTTCCTGATTCCATTTTGCCGCATCTTCCGGGCTGGCATAATGCTCTACTTCGTTTTTCTGGTCTTTATATGCAATGTACAGCATTTCTTCCTTAGTTGCTTTCCGGCCCAGATCACTGTACATATCGGACCACCATTTTTCATTGTTGGACATGCGCAGGCCCCGGCCAGTCTGTACATTGGTATGGGTGCCCTGGTCTACTACGACTTTGGCTACGCCCTGAGGTTTATAGTTCCAATATGCATTGAATCCGAGGATGTCTTCCAGCTGCTCCCGGGTGTCTTTTACGGCTTCTTTATATGCCGATTCCAGATCATAGGGATTCCGGTACACGACATCTCTGGCCAGTTCCTGGGTTTCTTCATCCGTGTCTGCAAAATGCTCCTGCATGATTTCTTCTGATACACTGTCAGACGTATCATTGGCTATATCACGTAATTCTTTACGCAGGGCTTCCATACGTTCGGCACGCTGACGGAGGGCTGCACGATGTATGCCGCCTTTATTCATAGTCGATGCATCCATTAGCGTTTTTGTATCGAAGGATTCATCACTCAGCTGGGCAAATATCCCAGTCGGGAGTTCTATATCGGTTCCGTTCTTTACGGCCTGTTCCACCTGGTCTTCCGTTACCATCCCTCGCTGTACCGCATCATTGAGTACAGCGATTCCTTCATCTGTACGGGACAGTTCCTGGGCATCTACATAGATCGTACCCATATCATTTTTTTCAGCCTGTGCCTGAATAACCTTGCCATAGACTTCGGGATTCTCTTTGGCAAGGTTATTTTTTTCTTTCTGCTTTACCAGGGCTTCCATTGTCTGTTCTTCTACCTGGCGCTGATAGGCTTCGCGCCAGTCATTGACTTTCATACTGGCAATGGCAGACATGCCATTATAATGCCCGATGCCGTGCGCGGCAGCACCCATACCGCCAATACCAATTGCTGCCGGAACGGCCTGTACCATAGCATCTACAGCATCATTCAGGACGTCTTTTGCTGTGTGGTATTTCCCTTGCTGGCCTTGAATTGCGTATTCCAGGTTATCCGCTACATCATTTACTGTCTGCTGGACCCCTTCTTCTATCAGTTCTGATCCTACACTGCGGGCATACTGCTTTGTTGCTCCCCAGGCCGCCATACGGGCCAGTGCCAGTTTCCCGGCATCTACGATCTGTTTCTGGGCTGCTCCATTTTTCAGGATGCTTTGGGCGGCTTTATTGCCCCAGGCTGCTTTGATTGGTGCGTATCCAAATTCCAGCAGTCCCAGTTCTACTGCCCCGTTGATTCCCCCTACGACAGAACTATCTGCCAGCATCTGCCCCCTGCTATACAGAGGATTTCCGTTTTCATCTTTTCGCTGTGCCAGTTCCCAGTATCGGTCTGCCATGGATTGTTTGGTTATTTCCTTAAACATACCCGTACGCAGTCCCCAGGCAGCACCGGTCAGTCCGGCCCCTGTTTCTACCGCTGCGGCCCCGATACCTAGAGAAGAAGCTCCAGCGGCCAGTGCTGCCGGGGCTGCAGCGGTCATGGCCAAGGCCATACTTTTGGGCACGTATTGCAATGCGCGAATTCCTTGTGTTCCGTATATGGTTAGTTGTTTTATTGCTTCATACACGACTTCCCCTGCAAAATCATCTGGTTTGGCCTTTTCTTCTTCATTCAGTTTATTCGCCAGTTCTTCGATATAGGGACGGTTTCCTTCGATATCCCCGCTTTCCACGGCTTTCATCTGAGCATCATAGAGGCGGACCATATCGGCACCACTGGCAGCCGCATCAGAAAATAGCTGGCCTGTATAGGATGCAAAATCAATGACGGGTTTAAAGATGTTTCGTGTTTCCTTTAAATCATGATAATTTTGCAGGGCTATGGAGGCGCCGACTGAATCCGCTTCTCTCATCTTTTTTATTTCAGGATACATGGTATCAATGTTTTCTGCATTAAACGGCTGCCCTGACAAAAAGCTCCATTGTATGGCTTCGTCATGAATTCTTCTTGCTTCTTCCAGCGCATCTTCATTATCCATTAGAAACTGAGAAGAAATTCCCAGTTCATCTCCATATTGTTTGGCATCCTTCATTTTCATCGCATCATCGCTAAACATGTTACGATATATGTCCATGATTTTAGATGACGCACGGTCCCATAAAGTGCCCCCATAATCGTTTTCTTTACGCCACTGTTCTCCTTTTTCATCACTATATACCGTGTTGGTATCAAACAGAAGTGCTGGCTTCCCTTCTGCCTGGTATGTTGTCGTCATCTTTCCGTTATTTATATCATCAATTACACTTTGTACTCCGGGATCTAATGTAGTATCTTTCATTGTATACTCCTTATTTAATACCATTCCTTTTCATGAAATCAGGCAATTCTGTTGCATAAATCGTATTGGCCAAGTACGGATTACCATCGGAATCATAGTTATAGAACCTCACGTATGTCCCTTCGTCTGTTTTGATTAAATCCCAGGTTGCATATCCTAGTCGTTTTACATCTACCTGCGACAGCTTTAATGGTGTGTCTGTAAATATTCCATATTCAGCAGTGGCACCGGTATCCCATCGGGTGGTTGCTTTGACTACCATTTTCCGAATAGTGTCTTTATCTGGCTGTTCTCCGTTATGCTCCTGCTGATATTTATTTACTTCCTCTCCAACGATTACATCCAATGCATTTTTGTTGGCTTTCCATGTTTCGGTGTCCCAGTTCATATCATATCTTGTCAGCCAGTTGCCTATATCGAATCCTTCCCCGTTTTGCACCTTGTCGAATTCTGTGTATATCTGATTTACCTGGTCGGGGGTGAAGGTCTTATCGACATTTGAAAAAAATTCATTTAATTTTTCTTTTGTATCCAGTTTTCCATTATGAATCCCTGCTTTTACTGATTGTACGTCGAATACATTGGCCTTTCTTGACTTTGCGGCCATGGCTTCTGCTTTATTTTGTATACTTTTATCCAGGGATATTACCTGACCGCCTAACACGCTTATCTTTAGATCTTCATCATCTCCTATGATACCTGCCAGTGCCTGCCTGCGTTCCGTATCCGTTGCCTGCGCATGATTAAATGCCCAGTCCGCGTATTGCTTCTTTGCATTCGTTACTTTTGCTTCAATGGCTTCCTGCTTAATCCGCTTTCTTAAGGCACGGCGGGCATCCAGTTCTTTTTCTAATTCTTCTTCTGAATAGATCTGTTCTTCACTTTCTACCCATCTATCCTGCGTTCCGCTTATCCCTGTTTTTATAATTCCTTCCGGTACCATTCCAGGAATGTTTATATCCCCGCCATGAATGGTTGTACCATTGGGGCCGGTACTGCTGGAGTTTCCATAAAAACCGCCGTTCCCGTCGTATATTACGATATGCCCCTGGCTGCCTTCATTTGTCTTATAGAAAATACAGTCTCCCTTATTCAGATTTTCTATATCAAACGGCACGACAGGTATGTTGTCTTTTTTTGCGTCTTCTACCATCATGGGAACATTTACCACGTTGTTCTGGGCTTCCTTTGCCAGAAACTCGCTGTAACTTGCCCCGAACTTCCCTACAAACTCTGCGCAGCCATTTCTGCCATTATCCATTTGTATACCTACTAAGCCCGCATCTATCGAGTATTTGAACCCTTCATCTACCAGATTGCTGCTCTGATTCCCTGCTAGTTCTTTTAACCGGCGGACTCGTTCCGTGACTGCCATATTGCCTTTATAAGGTTCATTGAAGCTGAATTCCTGTCCATCATACATACCGGTAGACAGCCCCTGCTGCCAGCGTCTCCCGTTTTCCAGTCCCCAGTTCCATGCTACGGAAGTAGCTTCTTCATCACCGTTTAATTCACTTTTAAGATAATTCCAATACCATTTTGCATTGGTATCCTGTGCCTCTGGGGAATGATCTTCCGGGTTTACTCCGGTCTGTCCGGATACCCATTCCCATGTACTGGGAAGAAACTGGTATTTACCAAATGCTCCTGAATCTCGATTATACGCATTATAGTCCCCACTGCCAGCGCTTTCTATGGATGCATTGGCTTCGAAATAGCTGTTACTTCCGTTTGCCCCGCCTGCCCCATGTATCAGCCGCCTTATGGTCCTTCGATTGCCTTCTTGTAACATTTTCAGCTGCTCGGCTCTATCGTCTGTTGCATCTAATACCGCATCAACCCGCCTGGTCAAATCCGCTTCTTTTTTATGAGTAGATACAATATGCGTATATTTTGCGAGATCTGCACTGTTTACAAAGTCCCCTGCCTGGGACAATACCTCTCCTGCTACATCTAATGACGTCTGGCTTCCATCTGCAATAATATTATCCAACCATTTTGTCAGCATTGTTGTATTGGCATCCCGCCTTTTTTGAGCCAGATTTTCTCTGCCTAATTCATTCATGTATAATGCATCAATCGTGGCTGCATTTTTGGCAAACCCTGCAAATACATTGGCAGTGACTCCTTCTTCCACCACATTGTTGGTGTTCAGGTCTAAGCGCGTTTGCAGAACGTTGGCTTTATATTCTTTCTGTTTACTGTACTGGTACTGCATCACAGTTCCCAGTTTATTAATATTTGTATCATCCGCCATTTTCAAAAAGGCGTCATGCGCTTTTTTATAATTTGGCAGGGCTCCCAGCGCATTCTGGCGGATTTTAACTTCCCCTTCCTGATACTGTTTCATTACATCCAGTGCATTGATATCCTGCTTTGTGAGCAGTCCGGTATCGGGATTATTTAGGAGATCATTTAATCCCTGATGATACTTATTACTGGCATCTACAACGGCCAGACTAATCTGGTCGTCTATATAAGCCTGCCATTGTTTTTGTACATCATTCAACCCGGCCTGTAATACTTTGCTTCCAGAGGTGTTCGCTCCGTATGCATTGGCGTCTGCCGGAGCCTGTACGCTTCCATGTATGGTATTGGGATCGACTGCCGGATTATAGCTTTTTATCTGCATACGTCCTCCTAATATTTATATTTTCCCTTAAATCCCGGATAGGGATTGAGATTTCCAAAACCGCTGTATCTCGTTTTATATGACAGTGCATCGTACCGGGCCGCTGCCTGATCCAGATTTATGGGCCGTATGGAATACGTATAGGATGGCCTGAACTTGCCGGTAAAACTGTTGGCCGTTATGCCGTACGTGTAATGCCCTTGTTCGGGATCTTTCCCAGTATAATGATTGGCTGCATTGATATCATACTGACCAGTAAATACGTTGTCCGTTCCGGTATTCTTTCCGGCACTGCCATACTGGCTCTTTATGACGTATATATTGGCGGCTGTCCCTAAAATGGTCCCCAGCAGGGCACTTTGTTTCTGGCTCAGCATATTGGCTGCACTGGCCCGATATGAGTTGGCCTGGTTCTGGTAATTGATTTCATTGATCCGTTCGGACCAGATATCATTCCGCTGATTCTGCAGCAGTGTATGGCTGTCATCGTTCCAGGCACTATAGCTGGATGCCAGGGCATCGAGTGGGGAACCGCTCAGCTGTAGCCCGCTGGCACCTGCCTGGGCGGCTGTCTGTCCGGCTGCCAGTTTCATACGGGCATTTAGTTTGGACTGCTGGGCTGCATACTGCTCGGCAATCTGTTCCTGCTTTTTCTGGCTGATACGGGCATTATTTTCGGCCAGTTTTGCCTGGGTATTGTACATGGCCGCCTGGGCATTATACTGCTGTTTTTGCTGATTGTACTGGTTGATTCCCTGTATCGCTGTCAGGGCAATCATTCCCGCTGCACCGCACATACGGTTCACTCCTTTCAATAAAGAATAGTTTCCAGGACATGTCTTTGAACATGAACGCTTCGGAGAATTTCGCTCCCATAGCTTTCAGCCAGCGGTATGATGTTTCGTTGCTGACAGTAATCATGTTGAACATCCTGGGGTATTTCTGTTTCCATTTTGGCAGGATCCGGTTTCCCAATGAGACAAATTCTTTTTTGTGGTTGCTGTACAGATCGTCTCTGGCTACGCACCATATCATGTGTCCGTATCCTGCTAACGGTGTTTTACTGACTCCGAATAAGATCAATGGGCTGCCACAGGTATACACGATGTAGTTTTCCATTTCTTCATCTATTGCCAGCGATTCCAGATTGGTATCGGTCGCTTTTATTTCTAAGTCATCCTGACGACGCAGGCGATATTTCAGCCATCGTACATCCGGCAATGTTTCTTTTGTGATTCGTTCAACCGTTATATGATCGGACCATTCCGCCATCAATGCTTACCTCCTTGATGATTGCATTCAGCCGGAACGGATACGGTTCATCGCTGAGTATGCACAGGTGATTTCTCGTATTCGCCCCTATATTGTACAGAGGCACACTTTGTGTAATATCTCCTGTATACAGTGTATATTCATCGTCATACCGGAGTTCATCCATCTTATCGAACGTAAGCCCGATTTTACCGCCATACGAGCTTTCTACACGTAGTGTTACGGTATTTATCTTATGGATACGGGCCTGCAGTGTACCTTCACTCAGGTTGATTTCCAGGGCCGGCTGTTCTATTTTCGTTGCATAGGGCAGTCCGGCTATGATCCGCGTATACGTTTCATCCAGCTGCACCACACCATCAGCCGGTACAACGGCATCCTGCTGCCGGATGCCGTCTCCTACGATACAGACCGTTTTCCCAATCAGGTGAGGCAGGCTGATACTATTTCCTCTTCCCGTTACATAGCTGTCAGCGTATTCGTCCCGGTCATCCCGCATCACCGGAAACTGCTCAATGTATCGCTTTGTCTGTCCGTTTACCGTCCGTTCGATGATAGTATAGAGTTCGTCGTTTTCATCGTGCGGGATAGCCACGACCCATTTATATTTTCCTTCTGTGACGAAATGGGACCAGGCGAATACCTTTTGCTCCCGAATTATGGTAAATGCCAGCAATACTCCGTCTTCGCGGACGAAGAAGAGGGTAGAGTCCGGTTCCTGGCAATAGGCTGATGAAAGCAGTTTATGATTCTTGACTAGGTGAGTGGCAAGGATATCCAGTTCATCCCCGTTGTAATTATCTGATTCGTACTGATAACCCAGGTCACGGACCGTTGATCCTGACCGCTGTACATGGATAATCCGGTTGCCGATGTGCTGAGGCAGGCACGTCGAAGAGCCGCGCATCGTCTGGGCTTTGGGATAGGCCTTTGTCGGTGTCAGTACGCTGTCTCCACTGATAACCCATTCATTACCGGACGTAAGGACTACCAGATCCTGAGATGGGATGAGATGGCGTATCTGATAGGAGTTCCGTACAATGAGATCCATTTTGATGGCACTGTCGTCAGTTACGGTCCCATCCGTCTTTTCTACAGAGAAATTGGGATAGTCACCGGTCCGGCTCATCCATAAGGTATACGGATTTTTCCAGTTCGCCGCAAAAATAAGACGGTCCTGGAAGAAGCAGGATAATTGGGGATAGCCAAAGTAGTCGGACCAGGAAGAAAAGGCGTAGTCTGATACAGCGTCTGTGCTTCCCAGGACATCTTTGACTGTCGCGGTAATGCTGGTCCCTGAATTGACGGCCGTTATTTTGGCTGTTCCTGTGTGTGTATATGGCAGACGGGTCAGATCTACCGTCAGTTTTGACTTGCCCGCCTCGTCATCATTCCATACGTCTACAATCATGCGCAAATAACACGGAGCTGTTTCGCTTCCTGATTCCGTATAATTCTGATCATCATTGGAGGTATATTTCCTGAATTCCTTCCATGGGCCGCCTTCCGTATCCCGTTTTTGCAGTACAATCTGATAGTGATGCGTCCCATGCGTGATGATTTTCCATTTTTCCCCGACATATAGCTCGCCTGATGTCCAGGATGCTGTTTCTTCTCCCCATGTTCCCGATACTGTCTGGCTGCCCATTTCCTGCCTGAGCTGGATATATCCTCCTTCCATCCCCTTGGCAAATATACTTTGCTGGGATGTTATCGTGATATTCCCCGTTGTTCCTGACGGGGTTATCTTATTGTTTTCTGAAGCATCCAGCAGCGGATCGTAATATGGCTCCGTGATATCCATATTCACAATGTCCCATCCATCTGCCTTATGACGCAATTGTTTGACGGGATATGTCCCGGAGCAGATGAACATGATATCTCCGCTCTGCGTGAATTGTAATTGCTTCGGATTCGTATATGGCGTAGCTAATTCCGTTCCTGTATACGCTCCGTCTTTCCAGATCCGGATATACTGATATCCTACTTCCAGCAGATAGGCATCTGTTTCTGAATTATAAAAACTGACTAGAACTGCTTCTTTATCGCTGTATTTCAGCTCGCCTATGTACTTGGACCCCTGCCGCCTGTAACAGCCGCCATAGGGCCGTATGACAGTATTCTCGGCATTGAGAAGGGCCGACTTATATTGGTCAATGTCTACACGGTTCCCTACTGCCGGTGATATTTCCCCTGTCGTGAATGCCGGCTGGATGACATAGAGGTTAGACATGGTTCCATCCCTTTCTGGCAGCGATATAGCTGCTTTCAAATACGGTATGTGGTTCCTGTTCCCTGGCATCCTGCAGTTGTGCCTGCATTATCCGTGCGCGATATAACTGGTATTCATTCTGTCCCAGCTGTGGGTTACCGGTCAGGCGCATGGCCATTTTAGATGCCAGCAGATGGGCGAATCCCTGGATGAATAGATCATCCATCAGTTCCGGATCTTCAACGTCCCACGTATAATCGGCATAGCAGGGTTCAAAATCCGTAACAATGACTTTAGTGCTGCTGCCGATATTGATTACATCAAACCGCTCGTATCTTCCCCGGTAATCGTTGTTGAATACGTTATTGATCTTCAGGCACTGGGCCGGGTAGCCATAGGCATGGCTCCAGCCGGGAACGTCTGTATCTACTACGGCCAGGCGCTCAATCCGGTGTGCAAACCCCCAGGGAAATTCCCGTAAGACTTCACGACGCGTCGTTTCATAGAATAGCTTGCAGGCTCGTGCATCTTCTATCCCTTCTTCCATATTGGCAATCACACCTTTACCCAGATTGGACAGTGCCATGTTGCAAATATCCGTATCTGTCATTGCTGCTCCTTTCATAGACAGAGGGGCCGCAGCCCCTCCCTTCTACAATCTGTACTTTCGGACGAGTTCGACGAGTTCTTTTTTGGTTGCATCATCCGGATAGGCTATCCCGGCATTCTCCAGGCGGAGCCGCAGTTCATTGGCATGTAAGTCTTCCAGTCTCCGTTTCGGCCCGGCATCTTTAAATGGGATTCCCGTCATTATGCGATATCCGCATCAAAGACAAGTGCTGCCGACAATGTGCCGCCTGTAAGGGCTGATGCTCCGGTATATTTGATGCGCATAAATCCGAGGTCGCCATAGGGGACTTTCGTCTTCAGATTGTCCCCTTTCTTTACTGTATACGTGCCCAGGATTACAGCCTTTGTGAAGGCTTCATCGACAGCGGTCTGCAATTCAATGGTCAGGTCTGCTGTTACTCCCGGGGCCATGACATGGAGAATCAGCGGATTGCCTGCATCCCCGTTCCCCGTCTTGATTACATCTGATGTTCCTGTCGTCGTCCCGTTCAAAGCTTTCTTCCAGTAAAACGTATTTTCGCCATCGTAAACCATAGTGTCCTCCTATTCCGCGATAACCGGTTCCGTGTCGCTCAGAGCATCGCATTTCGATACTTCAAGACCCTGTACATAAAGTTTGGGAATGCCATTGATGGCTTCGCTCTGTGTAACATAAATGTTGTTCTTGTCGTTCAGATAAAGCTCGAGAATTGTATAGACTTTATCCGATACATACAGAATCGGGCGCTTCGGATTCACGATGCGGTTCTTGGCTACGATGATGTTTTCTACGAGTTTTTTCCGGTCTGACGCCGAAATACCCGTTGGAACTGTTCCTACATCGACGTTTCGGATGGCTGCTACTTTGCGCAGGTTCTGTACAGCCAGTCCGGCGTCCCATGAAAACCAGGTGACAAGGGCATTGTATTTGCTGCCGTCTGCGTCTTCTACGATATGTTCGCCTTTGTCTTCCATCTTCAGGCCTGCCTGGGAACCTTTGGGGTAGATACCTGTGACAGCATTTTCTCCCCAGTCTACAATGTACATAGACGTTTGTTTGTTTTCCGTCGTACCGCCGGCATTGATGGTCTGGAAGCCATAGGTCCCTTTGTCGCCCGTAAAGGTATTGAACCGGATTCCCAGGCCGTTGAATTCGTCCGGATTCTTTTCTGTATCTCCGTAGAACATGTATTTTGCCAGGTCCTGGGTAAACCCTTCGACGAACGCTCCGTCTTCTGAGCGGCGTGTCGCTTCTTTATCCGGTGCCAGATTGACGATACGGACGTCTACCTGGCTCATTCCTTCCATCAGGCAGCAGGTATCGACAATCTGACGTGTCGTCGATTTACCCGGCTTGATTCCGCGGTTGATACGGCGGAGCTGTGGATGGGGATACGACGTGCGCAGTGTCGTCTGGTTGCCTGTCGGCAGGTTGCCTTCCATCCAGGGGATGTGCTGCATAATCGGGTTGCTCTGAGCCATGATTTCCATGATCCAGGCAATTTTTCCATCGGGATCCATTCGTTTCCGCAGATCCGTAAATGTGAGTGCTGTGTTACCATACGTAGGCATAGGTTAGTCCTCCTTAGTATTTGCTGAAATCTGTATGATCGTATATACCCTGCCCGGATACGGTTCCTACCGTATCATTGTGGCCAGGGTCTTCCCCGACAAGCGGGGCTATCATGGCCATGGCTTTTATCATGGCGACATGATTCCCGGCCCCGGTCTGGTTGAGCATGGCGGTAAAGCCTGGGATTTTTTGTTCCAGATAGTTCCGGGTCGTGCAGGCCTTGGTTACGGTTTCATCGAACTTTCCGCCCAGTTCTTTCCGGGCCGCATCTCCCCAGCCTATCACTTCCTGCCGGTCCTGTTCCCGGATTCCTTCTGCTACTGCCTGGGCTGTGCTTTTGGCATATTCCATACCAAATTTGGCCGCTGCGGCTGCCTGATCCTGGGTGGCGTTCAGTCCGTGCAGGATATCTGTGAACTGGCTGGATATATCAGCATCCAGATCTGCGCCATCCCCAAAGACTTCCTGCAGTACTCCGCTGAAGTCGTAAGTTTCCGGTGCTCCGGTTCCTGCATTACCGGTCCCATTGTCACTGGTTCCCGTATCTTCGGTTTCTGTTTGTGTCGTTCCTTCTGTTCCGCCCAGGACGGTATCGACTGCAGGAAGTCCTGCCTGATCTCCTGCTCCACTATCGGCCCCGCCGGTATCGGCAAAGCGCTGTAAGTCAAATACAAAATCACTCATGGTGTGCTCCTTTCCATATGGCCTTTTACCGCCACATAGGGTTCTTTTGTCTCCTCCTGCTTTCTATCCAACAGTTCCATCAGGCTTTTGATTTCTGCGTATTCCATTTCTGCTTTTTGCTTAAGCTTTATCCGCTGCGGGGTTTGTATCAGCATTCCCAGGTATTCCATTCCCAGGGACCGGCGCCCTTCATTGAAGGCCGTCATATTCATGTTATCCGGATCAAAAGTCCGCATATTGATGTATGCCCGGTCCAGCAGCCGCATCAGGAACCATCGGCCTTTCCGGCTGTGCAGGAGGTAATGCAGGGCTTCATCATCCAGACGGATGACTTCTTTTTCCAGGTTTGTCATGTTTCCATCCCCATCCATTCACGCAATGCCGGATTGCCGTCATTGGCTGCATCCGTCAGGTTCTTGGCTGCCTGGGCTAGAGGCGCAGCCTGTTGTGCCTGTTGGGCTTCCATGGCCTGCTGCTTGGCAGCTTCTTCTGCCTTCTGCTGCTGTTCTATGATTTGCTGATATTCTTCTTCAGACCGGACCATCGTTGCCGGTACTCCGATACGGTCTAGGTATTTGGCCACCGCATCAGAAAAATCAACGCGGTTGACCACGCGCGGATCCAGCTGCGCCGTCTGACCTACAAACGCAATGCCCTGTTCGATAGCGGTCAGGCCGGACATCTTCTGTGCCTGTGCCAATGGGGACAGATATTCTATCTTGATTTCCTGTCCGTTCATCAGTCCCTGCACATCGTCTGGCACGGGCGGAAAGATACCGTTCCGGTCCAGGATGTTGTATACCCTGTCCAGGACGGCATTCAGGAATTCTGACTGCAGTCGTTCTACGACAGGTCCCAATTGCTGTAGTTTTTCCTGATTGCGGGCCATGACTTCCTGGGCTGTCATTTGTCCCCGTTCCAGCTGGTCCAACATCATAAACAGATCCGTAGAGTAAGTCCGTTTAATACGGTCTTCGACGCGGACAATCTTCTGGTCCAGTGTACCGATATCCAACTGTCCCTGGAACAGCGGCCGGATGGCATTATTAGCGTCGGTATTTGGCGTGAATCCTCCCGGAAACAGATTGATCCGGTGTGCCAGGTCAGATGGCCCCTGCATCGGTGGTTTGATACCGAGTTCGGTTGCCATGGCTGAATCGTATTCCATCTTCTGCAGCATACGTGAGTCGGGAAGTGCATCCCAGCCAGGTCCCGTCCCGTACGAATTCAGGCCTTTGACATCATAACGGGCTACTGGTATGGCCCATTCTTCAAAGCCTGTAGCCGCTAGTACTTCGTTGCTGTCCGATCCATCTACCCAGTAGACAGACCGATATGGCATTTTTTTGCTTCCCAGTTCTTCCGGATTGCTTTTGTCGTTCTGTTCGACTAACCAGCAAACTGTAAAATATTCGGTGTACCCATTATTGCTTCGGTATGTATCCTGTACGAAACGAGGGCAGTTCTCTATACCGAACTGGCCTACGATCTGAGAGGCCGTCATCTTGACTTTACGGGCAAAGGTGTTGACCTGTCCCTGGGCATTGGTCCCCAGGGCATATGTTCCAATGGGGTACGGAACAAAGGTGATTCCTGTACCCGTCGAGAATATACCCATCGGTGCCTGTCCATAGGGCAGTTCCGTATATACGGTATGTACGGCGTTATAGAAATTACTCCGGGCCAGTACGTATTCCGTGATATCGCAGCGCTGATCCAATACCCGCTTCACTGTCATATTGTCATTGAGTGTCATATCGGCCAGTGTATACCGGAACCATTTCCGTGATGGAGGAGTCAGCCCGGATTGGATTCCTGCCGCGAAAATAGCCCGGCAGATATTTGGGATGTTGCTGTATATATTATCGTCATGCAGATTGGGCTTATCCGGCTGGTCGTCATCGAACTGGCCATCATAGGGCAGTTCATAATTCCGGATTTCTTTCCATACATCCATCCAATTCTGACGGCGTCTGAATAAGGCTGCGTGTCGTTGTATCAGACGGTTTTTATCTCCTATCCGGTTTGCTTTTGGAAATGTTTTTCCTCCGGTCGGAGACCTGGCCAGTTCTGTTTCAACTAATGCTCTCATGGTTATCACCCTAACGTGTTTTTATTATTGGTTTCTCCACCCAGAATGGAGGAAAGACCGGACCGCCAGTCGTTGAGCTGTGTCGATGAAAAGCCTTTTTTCTTCTTTGCTTTTTTCGTCGCTTCGTCTTCGCCGGTCGTGCCCGTATCATCGCCTACATTGACAGTCGTTGCTACAGGATCTGCCTGCTGTACACTGGGGGTCGATGAGCCACCTATACCGAATACTCTCCCAATTGCTTTCCCTACATGTCCACACATAGGATCATCTCCTTTTCTTGAATAAATCGTACTTCGTATTGGCCATTTCCAGCCGGGTGCTGTCTTTCAGGACTGGATAGGCAAAGGTCAGTGCCAGGGCATCGGCCTCGTTCGGTGACGGAAGGCCGCGCCGTTTCATGTCTTCTTTCTTTTCCAGCTGGATTTCTCCCTTGTTATTGACGAATGCTTCCGGCCCGATGAGATCATCGTGGATGATTTCCCCGTCTTCCAGTACGCCGCCGTCACGCAGCCATTCGCGCAGATTGCCCCACATTTCTGCCCGTTTATTGGCATATCCCCGCTTTCCGGATGCACTGCCAAAGGATACTAGGCGCCAACTGCGGCCCATGGTCTGCCCGAAGGAATAGACCCCGGTTCCATATCCCTGGTCTATGAATACTGCCTGGGCACGGTAACGGTCTTCAAAAGCTGCTATTTTTCCGGCGATGACTCCATCATTATCGTTCTTTTCATAGGATGCCAGTTTCTTGCTGTACAATCCCTGCCGCAAATAAATAACCGTGGCGTCGCCGCCGCTCCAAGCCATGTCTACGCCGAGTATAACCGGCGCAAAATTGTACTGAGCAGGCCGCAGGGCGCGTTTCTGTGCATCTTCTACAAGTTGTGCCGAGATGAATTGATTTTCCGATGTAGACGGAAATTCGCCGCGTACGCGGACCTTGAAGAAGTCCGAGTCTTCCCCGTACTGGTCCTCCCATTGTTTGATTTGTTGCTTATTCGATATGGTTACAAAACGGCTGTCTATCCGTTTGGTGTTCCAGTAGGCCCGGTACTTGGTAAAGCAGTCATGGAACCGGCCTGTGTTCCGTGTCGGGTTGCCGAACGCGCACCAGATGATCTGCGTATCCCGGTCTGTCAGTGCCCCTTCAGCTACTTCCCAGATTGCATCGTCAATAGCCGACGCTTCATCGAATATCAGCAGTATCCGGCTTCCCTGATTGTGCAGGCCCGCAAAGGCTTCCGGGTTCTCTTTGCTCCAGGGAATCGCATCAATGCGCCAGGTCCGGTCGTGTCCTTCCTGTATAGAGAAAATCGACGTCGCCGTCAGTTGGAACAGGTCTTTCCCTATGAACCGGCGGTACCATTTCGCCAGCTCTGCCCATGTCTTCGTGCGCAGCTGTACTTCCGTATTAGCCGTCACAATGCCGCGCGTATTGGGATACGTCGATATCGCCCAAAGGATGATCCAGGAGACAAGGGCTGAATTATGTGTCGGTATGAAGTCATTTGCTAAATACAATCCGTCTTTTCTGTCTACGGTGATACACATAGCCAGTTTGTTTCCAATCGGTTCTATCCGGTCTATCCATCTGGTGAGATATCGTTTTTGACGGTTTCGATATCGTTCATTTCGATGTTTCAGAGTAAAAGGGTTGAATGGTACATTGATAGTCAGGCGATAGCAAGTTCGCCCTTCTTTTCTCTTTCCTGATTTGTCATAGTACCATCCATGTTTAAAGGCCTGCTGCTGTTTAGCCTTCCCTCCCAGCGAGCGTACCAGCCAGATTATATCGTCAGCTAATCGTTTGGACGTTGTACTGTAACCGATGCTGTTTCCTTTCGTTATTTCCCCGTCTGTATCCAGCAGTCCCCGCAGCAGTTCTTTCCTGCATTCTATGCAGTTGTATTTGTAGTTGTCGGGAATGTATCGTTCATATGAATGGTGCTGGAATACGTCCATCTTCCATAAATGCGTGATGTTTTGTATTCTTGTCTTTCCCCTTGCCCCAACACTCAAGCTATATCCAAGGGATCTAATTCTTTCGGCAATTTCAGGATAAGGTTTACTGTATGTCGGCCTGCCCTTATGCCCGTCTCCTAACCATACGCCCATTACATACGGATGTACCGGCACCTTGCGACGCGGATAAACCACCGGATATATGCCAGGTAGTTCCCATTGCCGGGCCTGTACTTTGCCGTTACTGCGTCTTACCCCTTTTTTCAGGATATCCAGCGTTGACAATGTGGTCCACCCAAGGTTCCTACGACGCTCTTTCCGACCTTTTACCGTCCATAAATGCCCCGATGACACGTCACAAAAGGACCCATCATCAAGATATACGCGATACAGGGGCACACTCTTGTATTGTTTGCATTGCAAAATTTTTGCGATTCCATCAATGGTAAACACGGTATCCCCTGGCTTTAAATCTCCCCAGCGGCGTTTCCCTGCCGGCGTATCCAGTACCATATCCACGTCATGTGCTTTTCCAATGCCGTGCCCTGATGCTACTGCCTGGCGGATGACTTCGTTTGGGGTGGCTAATCCCTTTCCGATGTTTCGCAGTTGTTCCAGTTGCCATTCCTGGGGTGCCTGCCCTTTCAGATCTGGGTCATGGTCCCAGTCGAAAGCAAACCAGACAAACGTTTCCGGATCTTTGCTCACTTTTCCCAGGCAGTCTATGACCGTATAGGCTTCATCTATCGTCATTCCGTTTTCGTCCTTTCCAGTGCTGACTTAAGCCGGTCTTCCGTATTTACGGCAGCGTCTATACTCAGTTTTCCTGTCATTTCCGTCTGCTGTTTCTGCTTCCAGTCGCTTCCGGCCCGGTTCGTCAGGTAGAAAATGACCGCTTTCGTATCCGGCGGATAATAAATCAGGGATGTTTTTTCTGTGGTCTTTGATATCTCTTTCCCGTCTTTATCCTTCGTCGTAATGGTTTCTTTTTCTCCGACTTCTTTTTCAATGCCTAATGCCCGTGTCAGCAGCGCATTTTCTACTTTGGCGATACAATACTCTTTTGGCTCCTTTAGGGCCTCCGAAAACTCTACATGTTCATTCTGCCATTTGTAGAACGTAGACAGGCTGATGCCGATATGATCGGCAATCTCATCGTTTGTCCAGCCTTTCCGGCACATGGATCGGACGATTTCCATGTTTTTCAATGTGAAAAATTTGTTCCATGTGATTGCCCGGCGTTTCCTTTTAGTATTTATTTTGCGCGTGCTGTTTGGGCGCGTATTATTTTTATTTAAAAATACTTTTTCCCGCTTGATGGGAGCTCCTCTCACTTTATTGACTGTCATTTGAATACCTTCTTTCGGGTGCTGTATGGGACCGGCTCATGATTCAGATCGGAGATATTCCGTTTCTTTGCACGGTGATATTTCTTTTCGAAACACACACAGTGTTCATGTACGATTTCCAGCCGCAGGTTCGTACAGAGTTCCATCTGGTTAAACCGGCAGCGGATATTGTCGCAGTGAATCATGTCCTGCCCCCTTTCAGGTAACAAAAAAGGCGCTCCGCATCAGGCACGGGCGCCTCTATTCTTTTCGTCTCTTTTTGACACTATCATTTTATCACATTACGTACTCCTATTTACTCCTGTCTTTCAAAATCTGGATGCATTTTTGCATCCATGCCGCCCGGATCTTACTGTTTAGATTTTCCAGAGCCAGACGATGGCTGTTATATGTCCGTGACTGGGACAGGTGTATCCGTAAGGCTACCTGTTCCCATGTCAGGAAATCGACGTAATAATATTTTAAAATAGCTCTTCCTCTGGCATCTGGAAGCTGATCAATAAATTCTTTTCCGGTGTCCCGCATTCGGTATAGTTCTGCTTCTTCTTTTTCAATCCGCTTCATGAATTGTTCAATGTGGACTGGAATATTGGATAGATCGTTTGACCCTCCTGAACTGATGCAGATCCGTGCCGGATTTGATACTTTGATGCACAGCCCGTTTTCCTCCAGATAGCGTTCGTATTTCAGTTCTTCCAGTTCATAGTGCTGCTCCCGGATTGCGGTAAGATATTTTTTGGCGTCCGTGATATTTTCTTTCACAATATCCATTGGTGTCCTCGTTTCATCCCTGGTTCCTTGGCAGATTTGCAATAGGTGTCCAGTATTGTACCTCCTGCATTCCTACTGGCCGTGTTTCCGCATCAATGAGCCAATGATCTTCACAACATACTCCGACTGTGATAATTGGCCAATCTGTGTTGGCATGCATCCCTACCAGGACACGGCGCCCTTCTGCCGGCAGTTCTTCTTTCGTCGATATCCAGTTCATCCTACATTCCCCTTTCCTGACGTACGGCTGCTATTGCGATATCAATGGATATCCCCTCCTGGTCTGCCCGCTGTTGTAGCAGCATACGGGTTATGCCGTAGCTTTTATCCATTGTTTTCCCAATCAGAGCTATCTCGTCTATCCGTGACCGCTTACGGCGCAGACGGGCTTTTTTCTTCTCGATCCTGTTCTTTTTCATCTCCCGTATTCGCTGACTGTGATCCATTCTGTACTTCCTCGATATCACAGTATGACCAATATGATAGCATCGTTTCCCACAAAACTTTTTCCTCGGATTCCGAAGGAGTGCATCCGAATGAACCCCACAGACGGGGCAGATTCCCAGCTCACCTTTTGCCATATTTTGTAGTATCCGGTTGTAGCAGTCGTCGCATACCAGCATCCGGTATGCGCTTTCAAATTCTTGATGGCACAATGCGCATTCGTGTTTCATTCTTTCCTGGCCCCCTTCTCTCCATACAGACCATGAAGATATCTTTCGCATATCTCCTTGGCAACCTTCGGGGCTGTGTTATGCCGGGCATAATGGCATTCCGGGCAGAGCATAACGACCTTGTTTTCTTCGTCGCTCCGGTATATGCCGCATGGTTCATGATGGTACTTCACGCCATACTCGATTGGCTTCCCGCACCAGATACAATGCCCGCCATCCCGTTCATAGATTTTGTCATAGAATGACCTGGCCTTCTTCCCTGTCAGGTGCACCCGTTCGGTCTTTTTGAGTTCCATTTTTCGCGCCTCCATTGATTTATCCGTGTCTTATAAATCCGGTACTGAATCAGTCGCTTTTCGTAGATCCGTTCAATCCTGGCAAATACTTCATTACCGGTCCGCTCGCCGTTTACCATTTCGACGAAGTGCAGTACTTCATCCCGGTGCATGCAGTCGTTCTTGCCTATCAGCAATGTGTTTTCCTTTCCCTCTACAATGGCCGCGAATTTCTCCGGTGCCGTTCTGATCAGATACAACATGCTCCTCCTCCCGTATCATGCGATAGAACATGTACGGGAACCCATAGGCTGTATACCCGTACTGTACTGGCTTTTCGATGTAATATCCCTTTTTAGGTTTCGGCTCACGCCATGTTTTTGACTGGATGATTTCTTTTACTACCATTGGCTTTCGAAGGTTCCGGCTGGACCGGTATCGCGCCCGCTGGCATCGTTCCTTCTGACAGAAGGTTTCCCGCGTCTCCTTTACCAGATAGTTGGCTACCCGTTCCGCATCAGATGGTTTGCCGTCATAGTACCGGAATGCCCGGTAAGGAATGTCTCCCCACTTCCATAAATCTTTGTAGGATTTCCGGCTCCAGCCAATATTGTTGACCAGCAGATGATGATGGATCCGGTGCCCGTTACATTCTGTCGTAGCTATCCATTTCAGTTCATGCCCTGCTTTTTGATAGTGCCGACGCAGTGTTTTCAAAAAATTGTTGAACCGGTGTGTCGCTTCTGCCTCTTCCGGTTCTTCCCCTGCGTATGTCAGATCTATCCGGATATCTTCTTCTTTGAAGTTTTCCAGAATCAACAGCCGGAGCTGGCGGATTGAATTCTTTTCGTTCACCTTCCATTGTTCAGCACTCGTCCAATCATGATTCTTTGATCGCGGCATGGCTGGTGTCCGATATCGTGATGTGTGATATTTTTTTATCTCAATGACCGGTCCGGCCTGGACGGTTTCCTGTACATACATGGATCTGCTCCTGACTGACGTATGCTGGTCGTATATTTAATACCTTTAAGCAAGTGTAAAATAGGGCCGCGCCCTATCTCTTGTCCTGCTAGATATATAATATATATACAGACCAGACAGTCTTTGTTTTCCTTGCATCTCTTCTCGCACAAGGAATAGAGCGCGCATTACCGTTTAGAAGCGGCAATGCGCTTTTCTATTTCCTGCATCCTGTTACGGAAATGTTCGACGGCTATTTCTCCCCGTGTCCGTTGCCTTCCGTTCAATACAATCCGTCCGTACCAGCAGGCCCATAGCTGCCGTCCGGAGAACCAACGGCACCCTTCACAGTGTGCCTGGCATATCTTAGCCTGCCTCATGGCACAATGTACCCAGCTGTTCGTTTCTTGTCCGCATACCGGGCACGTCATGGAAGAGGCAGTATCATACCGGACAGCTGCTCTGCCAGTAACAGACTGCCGAAACCGAGGATGATAGTAATGGATATGGCCTTACACGTAAATACCCGTTCTCTCAGTCCTATACATTTCTCGCTTAAGGACATATTTTCGTCCCGCAGCCTGATGTTTTCTGCCAACAATTCATTGATGAGTTTGGCATCGTTATGATGTTGTTCAATCCATTGCGGTATTTGTTCCATGTGGTTCATCCTTTCTTTGCATCCTGACTGTACTTATAGTTCAATTCTGCAATATTAGCTGTCAGCTGTCTGAAGAATGACTTATATTGATGCAATTCCTCTTTTGTCTGCTCCAGTTCGCGGGTCATCCGTCTCCATTCAAACGGGCTATGTGTCAGATCTTTTTCATCAAAGCCCTCGATTTCCAGAACATTCTTCATGCTGTAATAGATCCCTGGTATTTTCAGCCGCTTTAATCCGCCAGCGTGCTCCATTTTCGTAATCGATCCGCGGCTTACGTTCCACCTGGCTAGAAGTTCTTTTAACGAGATGACCGTTTTGTCGTTTTCCATGCCGCACTCCCTTCAACGAATTGCTTTTAGCGATATCTAAGAATTGAAATTAGGGCGATAATTACACCCAGCATAAAGAAGAATGTCCCGCCTATAATTTTTGCCGCTATCGTTGCTTCATCCATTTATGTTCCTCCCTGATTTTCCACATGGCCTTTCTCTCTCTATCATTACGGCCTCTTTAATTCGTTTGTGTTTCCTCATGCTATAATTGGCATGAAAGGATTTTAATCATTATGCAATCTCACTGATGAATTTGTATAACCGCGTAGGATTCCAAATTCTCTCCCGCAATCTGCAATGCTTCCTGCGCTTCTTCGTAAGTAAGACCGTTTAAAAGGAATCGTATTTCCTTGGCGGTCTTTTTTACTTTTTCGGATACTCCCATCGCTTCAATCTCCGTATCCCAGTTTTTACTATCCATCTCGTTCACTCCTTCCTTTCCTCGCTACTTGACGATCGAAGCCGCCTGGTGTAATACTTTGGCTTTCGATACTGCTGTAAAACTGGCTTTGACTTAAAGTGGTGGTTCTATCCAACTAGGATCTTCGTCTGGTATTCGTACAGAAAGAATGCAATCCCCTTTGTGTTCTTTCTGTATCTTTTTTATGCCGTTTATGATGCCTGGCAATTCTTCCGGGACGATTCGTGTCTTTATTGTTACTTCCCATCTGTGTTCTATGACAGAGTTACCAGTCTTTTCCATTGTGTTTTCTCACGCCCTTTCCTATTTTCCAAATCACATTATGACGGCTTTTATCTTTTTCATATTCACCATATCTGCCCTGCCATGTCGATTAACTGTAATACTAAAATAAACAGGTAAACGATGCCGAATACCCAGAAAATTGCGACTTTTATTTCGTCTCTCATTACATCAGCTCCTCTACCAAAAACGTTCCTGTACAATCCCTATGTGATTCCATTATTACCTTTTCCATTGCATCGTCCTTTCTTGTCTTTTATTCAGTGTCATTTACCCTATACGCCCTTTTAATAAATGTATCTTCTTTCTTTTTTATCTAGATTTTCCATATTCATGTTCTTGTGAGTTTTTTTATGCACTATTAAATCAACTTAAAGTTTATCAATAAGGCAATAAAATATACTCTTTATCTACTTTGTATAATTTACACAAAGCTGTAAAATTCGCTGCATCAATAACTGTTTTACCACGTTCCCAATTGATAATTGTTTGCTTATTTTTCTTCATTATTTTTGCTACTTCAGACTGAGATAAATTGGCATTTACGCGTGCAGCTTTAAGTGATATTTTAAGCAT